CCAGTACTATGAATTGCTAATGCGTGAGAGAGCTGCCGAGATGTTCCCTGCTTTCAGGAGAATCCTTGGAGAGTAGACTTAACAGGTTTGCTTGGAAAAACTATTGCTCCTTATTTAAAGGAGAGTAGTTGTTGGCTTTGAATAATTAAACGGTTCTAATCTCTCTAGTGGCTATCCCTCGCCTTTAAATAATGAACTTAAGGGTGAGATTAGCGTTTAAGTATTGTTTCTGAAATTAATTCGGTTATACTCACGCTGCTCAATTTTCTTATTGGAGAGGGGAAGTTAAAGGCTTCAAACCTCTTTTTTGTTCAGGTATTTACGAGCATTTTTATGCTTTTATTGTCCAGCCTTTTTTGTTTAGGATTTCCTGTACCGCTGGGAGATCCAGAGCGAATTTGACGTGTTGGCAGCTGCTTGATTGACAATAATCGCACCAAACGTTGTCAGGCTTAAAGTAAACGTCTATGATTCTTCCCCTTGATGTTTTGCTCGCAAGAGTTCGGTCCAGAATTCTGACCCCTTGTTCGTCTATGTTAAAATGTTCGAGGGGCGGCAGCTCAAGCATAGGCTGTGCGATTTGTAGCTCTTCAAACCTTTTTCTTATGGCTTCTGCTGTACAGAGTTCAGCTGCTCCAGTTCAAGCAAGCTTTAGTCAAATTGGTGTTGCTGCGACTGAAATGGGTTCCAATGTTGAGGCTGCTGGAACAAGCTTTGACGATTTGGGAACTTATGCTGAAGCGACTACGGTGAAGCTTTCAACTGTGGCTCGGGGCATAAGCAGCGTTAGCGGTTTAGGTTTAGGTTTGACTACGTTGGCGACTGATTTCGGGTTGGTTGATTCGCAGACGACTAAGTATGTTCGCACGATTCTGGCGACGATAACTGTTGTAAGTGAGGTTGCTCGCTTGATAAGTTACTCGACTGTTTTAACGACGGGGCATACGGCGTCGGTTGCCTTGGATACTTCAACTGAGACTGCAAGCGCCGGAGCAAGCTTAGCCTCAACTGTAGCTACAAACATTAAGACGGCGGCTACATGGATTGCGACTACCGCGGAGAATGCTCTTAACATTAGTCAGGCTACTTTTCTAGCTTTGACTGGCGTGGGCATCGCTGTTATAATTGCCGCGGCTGCAGCTGTAGCTTATTTTGCTTCGCAGATGAATTCGGCGACTTCAAGCGTGAAGAATTTCAATTCTGCTGCTACTGACACGACTACTAACATGAAGAGCATATCCAGAGCTGGAGAACAAGCCTTAGCCAGGCAAGGCGTTGAAGGTGCAACATAAATGAGTGTTGACATTCCGAAGATGACTATTGCACTTGGCTTGGTTGGTGTTCCTCAGGGCGACGTGGTTGAGGCTAAAGTGCATTTGGGCGCTACAAAAGAGGTTAGCAGCTGGGAGCTTAAGCTTCAGAATTGGAACGGCAAATACAGTCCTAATGGCGCTTACCCGCTTAACGTTGGACAAGACGGCTACATCTGCATTGGCAGGGGCAGCAATGTTCCTCAGCTTATTACCACAAGGACTGAGAGTATCAAGTTTGATTCTACGCCATCCGAGTATTATGTTACAGTATCTGGTCGCTGCTGGGGAGAAAAGCTTTTCCGCCAAAACGTAACCAATAATTATTCTGGTTTAAAAGGTGAAGCAATTGTTAAGAACCTGTTGGATTACTATTCAGGCCTTAGTCATGTACGCAGTAGCGTAGAGCTTGTTGAAAATACCGATACAACCTTCACTGACTTAGCAGTACAAGATACAGCCGTTTGGGACCTTATACAAAAGATAGCTAGAGAAAGCGATAAGAACGGTGTTATCGGCTATGACTTTCGAACCACGCCTGATGGCAAATTCGAGTTTTTCCCAAGGGGTAGCAAAACTAGCCCTGTTAGTTTGGCAAATGTGATTGAGTCGTATGAATATTGGAAGGAAATTACTGCTATCCGCAACAAAATCACCATTTACGGGGCGCAAGATAAGAGTGCACCTTTGAACAAGGTTGACTGGAGCCAAAGCTTGACCCCTGCTGATGGTGTCTGGACAGCACCAGTTGGTACAGTTAGCGTAAACACAAGCATGGGCAGCCCATACTGCATTAAAATTAATGTCAGCAATAACTACTTTGCAGAACTGCTCTTTACGCTTAACACTGGGCATTTAATTAACGCAGTCCTCTATCCTGAATTTAATTTTGCTGTTCAAAAAGAAACATACTTCTCTGATATAACTCAGGTTGTACTTTATGATTCATCAGGTAGAACAGCAAGCAGAACATTTACTGCTCAATCACCGGGAAATGGGGGAATAGCAGATAAGTGGACAACTGAAAATTTCAAAACAGGCTTTATTAATGCAGCTGATTGGAGCCTTTCATCAGCTAGCTTTGATTGGACTCAAATTTGGAAAATAGCCTTTTATTTTATGACAACATCGCCTTCTGGATCTGGTAGTTGTTGGGTTGATAAGGTCTATTTTGGCGGGTGCCGCTATAGCAGTGTTCAGCAGGATTCGACAAGTCAATCTGCTTATGGCCTCAGAGAATATGTGGATACTAATGAGGAGTTGTATAGTGATAACGAATGTGCGTTGAATGCACTGGCGACTTTGGCTTACATGAAGGACCCGTTCGAGTATATCACTTTGAAGAGCACTGTTATTGATTATGGCAGCAATCCGCTTTTTCCAGCTGACATGATTGCTGTTTCTTTGCCTAATGAGAATGTTAACGGCAGCTACCGCATCTTAAGCGTTGAATACAATGTTAAAGCGGAGTCTGAAGAGCTTGAAGTTACCTTGGAGCTTGGCCATGAGAAGGCGCTTTTAGCGGATTATTTGTATGCTTTGCGGTCGAAATTAGGTAGCGTTAACAGGTACAAAATTGGGGTTGTGTAGGACTTGAGTGTTTGGGGTGGCGAGTCGATTCATGATGCGATTTTAAGCGCTTTGACAAGTGCTCCTACGGGCAAGAAAATCGCGAAATACGGCTTTACTTGGAATGGGGATGGCACGGTTGCCGCAATTCAAGCTTATGACGGCGGTGGCGCTTTGCTTTTTACGCTTACCTTTTCTTGGAATCCTGATGGCACAATGAGCGAAGTTTCACGGTCATGAAAATCATGATATAAAAAAGGAAGTGGAAAAATGGAAAAAGCACTAGATAAAGTAAGTTGGAAAGCCCATTGGACAATAACGAAATTCAAAGACCTAGACAACACCATTGCAAACGCAATCCACAAAGGCTTAAGCGTTGAAGAAGCAAAAGTCTTGTATCCAGGCGCGTATTTCGCTACTGAAGAAATCGATCACAACTGCGCCCTTAACGAAGGCTTGCAGTTGCTTATCGGGTTAATTGCTGGCACATCAGGTGACACTGGCAACGCGTGGAGTAACGCGTATGCTTATCTTGGCGTTGGCGACAGCAACACCGCGGCAGCAGCTACTCAGACGGGATTGCAGGGCACAAACAAAACTTACAAAGCTATGGATTCATCTTATCCTACACGGAGCAATCAAACGTGTACTTGGCAGGCGACTTTTGGCAGTTCAGATGCGAATTATAGTTGGCAAGAATACACGGTAGTCAACGCTTCAAGCGATACTGGCAAAAATTTGAACAGGGTTACGGCAGATAAGGGCACGAAAGCGTCTGGTGAAACATGGGTTCTGCAGTTGAGCATTACATTCAGCTAAACCCTCTTTTCCTAAGCAAATTTTCTGGTGTGTGTTGAATGGTTAAACATAGTACAGTTGTCACGGGCACAAATAACCCAGCCTACCAGGTTAGCGTGAACGCTTGGAACGCTGAGCATGACACGCCTGTGGGTGTTGTTTGGTTGTGGGCTGGCGCAATTGCTAATATTCCAGCGAACTGGCTGCTCTGCGACGGCTCCAGCCTATCACGCACAACTTATGCATCCCTATTTTCCGCTATTGGAACCATATACGGTTACGTTGACAGTAGCCACTTTAACCTTCCCGACCTGCGCGATAAATTCATTGTAGGCGCAAAACAGGACGATTCAGGCATCCCAAAAACTAACTTGACGGGTTCTTTAACGGCTTATGGAGGCGCATTAACTCATCACCACGCAGACCATGGGGTAACTCAACCGGCGTTAGCTGATCACAGTATAACTCAACCATCAATTAACGCTCATAACATTACTCAGCCAGCCATTAACGCACATACTTACACAACAGTAGCCGCAAGAACCTCTACAGCTTCAACATCTGCTGCAATAACCGCTGTGACAGCGCATGCTTTAGGAACCAACGTTGCTTTAGACGCTCACTCCTTAAGCACAAACGTGTCATTATCAACTCACGCACTTAGCACTAACGTTGCGGTTTCAACTCATGACAGTTTAAGTGCGCCTCAACCCTACTACGCAATGTCGTATATTATAAGGGCGAGTTAAACATGAGTGAAACACCACAAAAAACGACAGAGGAACTTAAAGAAATCTATAAGAATGTTCATGAACGAGTGCTAGTGGCTTGCCCCACGTACAAGGGCAAAAGCTACGCGCTTGAAGCATACATTCGCGCCTACAACGACTTCGCTTATCCGCACCGCGCTCTGTTCATGGTTGACAATACCGGCGACGGTTTAAGATTTTATGAGCATTTGAAAAGCCTCAACGTTGACGTTGTTCACATTAATCCGACCCGTGATTTTCAAGAAACCCTCGCGATGTGCTGGAAACGCATTTTGCGCGAAGCCAAGAAAGGCGGCTGCGACTGGGTAATGAGCATCGAAGCCGACAACATTTGTCCGCCGTTAACATTGGATGCTATGTTGAACGTGGCTGGATTCTGTAAAGCCTTGCACGTGGCACATTCGTATCCGTGGCACAAGTCGCAGGCAGATATGGGCTTGTTGACGGGTTTAGGCTGCAACCTAATTCACGTTAGCCTATTGGATGCAGTGTTCTCACGTAAAAAATGGCTTACAGACGCGTTTGAAGCTGAAATCTATGAGTACCCGAAAATTATGGGTTACCCCGTTGTTGAACTGCACAACCTGCTTGACATTCGGCATTTAGATGATGACCGAGGCGCGGAGTATTACCATTTTGACCGCGAAGAACTGCCAGAATTCACCAAAAACTACACCGCGGAAAAAAAGCCTATTCAATACAAAAACAAGCCGAAAAAGGAAGAATAAAATCAAATGATAACTATTCCATATTGGCTTCTTAGGCTTCTGCCGATGTGGGAGTATATATGCCCTAAATGCAGAAAAGAAGTCAAAGTCAATAGTCATGAATGTCTTCATTGCGGAGAAAAGTTTCCATTAGCCATAAAAGTTCCACCTACGTTTTTGAAAGACCCAAAAAAGCTTGAGTTTTACGTGCATAAACATGTTTTTCCAAGAGTCAGTGAGTTTGAACGTAACTATTTAACGAAATATTTCACTACTATTTTTAGTGATGGTTTTGAAAGCGGAGACTTCAATGCGTGGACAGGTACGCATCAAGCTGCTAATGGAGCATTGTCAGTAGAAACTCTTCATCCCAATTCTGGCACTTATAATGCTAAATTTACCGTCACAGATTTGCAAGTAGATGATGTGAATTGTTATTACACGCTTTCAAGTCCATCAGTTGCTTATATGCGAGCCTATGTGCAAGTGGCTACAGCTCTGCCATCCAGTGGAAACTACTTTACAACTATAGAATTTGATAATTTGGGATTTACTTCAATCAACAAGGCAATAGTTTACAATAATGGCAGTGCAGTAGTTTGGGCTATGAGGCTAAAAGTTAATGGTAACGCCATAATATATCAATCATCAGTTCCTGTTTCTTTAAACTCATATTATTGTGTGGAGCTGTACACAAAAGTTGATGCATCTGCTGGCGCAGGAACTTTGTATATTAACGGAAATAATGTTGCTTCTGCTAGTGGAGTTGAAACTGATAATCAAGGAGCAAACCAACAAGCTATAGTTGGCTCTCCACAAGCAAGCGACGGCGACCCAGCTACAACCCATACTATTTATGTTGATGATGTTGTTGTTGCTGACGCTTACATCGGTCCCATATCTACAACAACTAATGTTTCTATTTCTGATTCTGTTTGCGTTTCTGATTCAGTTTTATGCAACAAAACTTTAGCTTTAACGGATTCTGTGGGCGCTGTAGACGCGTTTGGCTTGTTTGACCCTGCCATTTTTGACCCCGCATTTTTCGGTACCACCGCCATAGTCACATTGTACGTTAATAAAACTTTGAAGTTAGCTGATTCTTCAAGCCTTTCAGATGCAATCCTGCGAAACAAAACATTAACGGTTTTCGACGCGGTTTTGCTGTCAGATTTAGTTAATGTAATCACTGAAGCAATAGTTAAGACTGTGTTGGATGTTGTGGGCTTGGCAGATCAAGCGCTGATGAATAAGCCCGTAGCCATCGCGGATACCGTGGGCATTGTTGAGGCTATTTTCAGACATAAGCCTTCTGTGACTGTGGCGGATGTGGTTGCGGTTGCGGAGGCTGTTTTAGTTTCGAAGCTGCTGATGGTTGCGGATTCCGTGAGCCTTGCTGATGTTCTCTGTGTGTTGAAGACGTTGCATGTGTCTGATGCATTATCGCTTGTTGATGCTGTTGGTTTGCCTTCGCGTGTTCTCTGTGCGCTTGACGCAGTAAGCTTAGCGGATGGCGCTTTTGTAAGTAAAGCGTTGCAGGTTACGGATGCGATATGCCTTGTTGAGGTTGTTTGGGCTGGAAAACGCAGGGAAACCGCACTGTACTTGATTGTTGGCAATTTGGTGGTTAATTTGAAAACTGGGAAGGTTGATTTTGCTCTCTAATTAATGGTGGTTCATGAAAAATGGAGAACAGGGATTTGAAGAAGCAGCTTGAATCGCTTTGCGTAGGCGACTTGATCTGTGTGGAATGGTGCGATGCTAGTGTTGGCAAGAGCAGTGGCAGCGGAGCAGCTATTGATGTGCCCGTTCGAAGCTGGGGAGTTTTCATGGGAGTCTTAGGTGTTAAGGCTAAGCATATCGTTTTGGCGCAAAACAGTTTCTGTTATGCTGATGGCTTGTTTGATTTGGATTATACTGCTGTTCCGCTAAGCTGGGCAATTGACGTCACAGTAATTGCTAAAGAGTACATTCCTAAAGAGGCAGTGGGTAAACTGGTGAATAGTTTTTTGCTGGGTGGGCATCGAATGCTTAGTCGGTCTAGGACTTTTCAGCGCAGGGTTTTTCAGCAGAGGTTAAGCGTTGATGGCGGACTTTATTAAGCGTGCGTTGACGCGTCGGCGTCGGGTTCTTGGGCGTCCTGTTGTTATCGAGGAGCCTGATGAAACGCTTGTGTACGTAGTAAAATTCGCTACAGGCATGACCGCGTGTCTTTCAGCACTTGAGATTGCGCATTTAGCTTTTCTGGGCACATGGAATGGTGAAGTGTTTAGCGCTATTACTGGCTTAATCGGGATAGTTACGGGGATTTTGTTGGACGAAAAACGTAGGGCTAAACTTCAAGAACTGCGACGGAAGCTTGAGCAACGCCAGGTCACGGGCGTGACAAGATAATTCGATTTACTACGTACATTGCAAGGCTAGCATGTACGTGGTAACGTCTGTTTTTGTGCATTTAAATCGTTGTCAGCGGAGACTATGCAAATTGAGAAGACGCGAATATTTCCGCATTAGTCATTTTCGCCGAACCTATGACAGGGTAGCGGGCAAATTCACTTTTAACATTAGCTATGAAACGCATGCTCAGATTACTCCGAGGAGTCTTGTTGTGGCTGAAGCTTTCGGCTTAGGCATTGATGAGGCACAAAGGTTCAAGGTTCTAGATGCAGAGTTAAAGATTGGACCACACGACATCGTGTATATCACTGGCGATTCTGGGTCAGGCAAAAGCGTCTTACTAAGAGCAATAAGGGCAGACTTGGGAGATGAAGCAATCGACTTGTCCGAGGTTACAGTAGACCTTGAAAAGCCCTTAATCGAAACAATCGGCGCCACAGTTGAGGAAGGCTTAGAGTTGCTAAGCAAAGTCGGCTTAAACGACGCTTTTCTCTTCCTACGTACATATGGTCAACTGAGTGATGGCCAGAAGTTCCGTTATCGATTGTCCAAGTTTCTCCAGAGCGGGAAGCAATGGCTGATTGTTGATGAATTTGCAGCGACATTAGATCGCGATACTGCAAAGATTGTGGCTTTTAATCTGCAAAAACTCGCTAGACAGCAGGGCAAAGCTGTGATTGCGGCTACTACGCATGGTGATTTGTTTGAGGACCTAAAACCAAGCGTGCACGTGCATAAGCGGTTCGGAGAAGAAATCCAAATCAACTATTACTCAAACGAGGCTGCGGCTGAGTGCAGTCTAATCCGAGAAATGAAGGTTGAGCAAGGAAGCATAGAGGACTGGCATAAGCTCAGTGGCTTTCATTATCGAGGTCATAAGGTTGCTGTTCCCCGCAAGATTTTCCGATTAGTTCGTGGAGAAGAGCTCTGTGGTGTGATCGTTTACAGTTATCCTCCGCCCGCCTGTTACGGAAGACGCTTAGTGCTTCCGCGAATGTCCATA